TATCCACCTCGTGAACACCGACCCGCCGTACAACGTCAAGGTTGAGCCCAGGTCGAACAACGCCATCGCCGCCGGCCTCTCGTCCTTTCCGGCCGCCGAGGGTGGCCATCGCGGGTTGATGCACCACCAGTCCTTCGACGTAGCCCGCCAGGGCGTCAAGCACGCCACGACGGAGAAGTTGCGGCCGAAGGACCGGCCCCTGGCCAACGATTTTGTCTCGGACGAGGCATTCGACGAGATGCTGCTGGCCTGGTTCGGCAACATGGCGAGGGTGCTGGTTCCCGGCCGGTGCTTCTACATCTGGGGCGGCTACGCCAACCTCGGCAACTACCCGCCAGTCCTCAAGGCGTGCGAACTCTACTTCTCACAGGGCATCGTCTGGGACAAGGAGTGGCCGGTCCTTACGCGCAAGGACTTCATGGGGGCGTTCGAGATCTGCTTCTACGGTTGGCGCCTGGGCGCCGGCCACGAGTTCTTCGGTCCGAACAACGCCACGGACCTGTGGCACATCAAGAAAATCACTCCGATGCAGATGCAGCATTTGACCGAGAAGCCCGTGGAACTCGCGCGACGGGCCATCGAGTACTCAAGCAGGCCGGGCGAAAACGTCCTGGACCTCTTCGGCGGCGCCGGCGGCACGCTCATCGCGTGCGAAAAGACCGGCCGCCGGGCCTACCTGATGGAACTCGACACCTTGTACTCGGACGTCATCGTCCAGCGCTGGGAGCAGTTCACGGGCAAGAAGGCTGAGCGGCAGACCGTGGTCGCGGAGGTTGCGAAGTGACGGTGTACCACGTCGAGCCCATCCCGCGCAGCCTGATGGCCGCGTTCGTGGCGGCGCACCACTATGCGGTGCGCGTGCCACCGCACTGCCTGCTTTCGCTGGGGTGCTTCGCGGGCACGGACCTTGTGGGCGTGGCGTCGTGGGGCTACGGCGTCAGGCCGCGGCACACCATCCAGCGGCTGTTCCCGAGCCTGACGACCAGCGACTACTACGAGTTGAATCGCCTGTGCATGCTGGACTCGGAACCCCGCAACGGCGAGAGCCAGTTCCTCAGGCTCTGCCGGGAGTACATCCGGCAGCACGAGCCGGGCCGCGTGGTCCTCTTCTCTTGGGCCGACGGCATGCGCGGGAAGCCCGGCTATGTCTACCAGGCCGACAACTGGCTCTACGGCGGCTTCATTCGCACCGAGTTCTACGTCACGGCCGAGAACGAGGTCGTGCATCCGCGGCAGGTGACCACGCGGTGCGGCCGGCGCGACGCGGCACTGACGCGGAGCTTGGGCCTGCGCCGGGTCCGTGGCCGGCAGTTCCGGTACTGCCATTTCCTGTGCAATCACGCGATCCGGAAGCGCCTGCTTCGGGAGTCGCCCATCCCGTGGTCGCGGCGGTACCCGAAGAAGGACGATTGCGTGTGGACGTTTGAGAGGACGGCAGGTGGGGATGCGGCGGAGGGCTCAAGGGAGAGCCGGGAACCCCCCAGGTTCCAGGGGTCGGGTCAGTTCCGACACGCCGCTCCACTTTTCGCCAAGACGCGGGAGGGGACATTGTGACGTCAGCATCAGCGGTTCTCAGGCCAAAGGTAGGTGTCGAGGAGGACTCGGCCGGGGAGTTCCTCATCTCGTGCGTATTCCTCTGCGAAATCCTGGAACTGCCGGCTTGCTTCCGACTCCAACTCAATCAACCCTTGCCACGGCGGGAGTCTCCGTCGTTCCGCTCGCGCTCGCTTCCTGAGCCCGCGGGCAACAGCGCTGTCCAAGGGAATCTCCATGTGCCGTTGAACACGGGTCAGGCGAAACTCCGTGGAGAGGTACTTGTTGTACAGGCACGACCGTATGAACAGATTTATTGCCTTGCGTGCAACGCCCCATTGCTTTTCCTGTCCACGCGACTTCTTCTGGAGAGGCTGCAACTTCTGCTGAAGATGTCGTGTGTGCACGTCAAGCCAGCGAGCGTAGTCGATGCGGTCCATGCCGGCGAGTCTGTCCAGGTGGAGCCGACCGAGGTAGGCCCTGATTGTCTCAAGCGTGCCCTTCGGTTGACCCCGCACTGCGCTCGGACCCACGGCCTGTATCGCAGTGAATTCGTGGACCGCGGCGAGGAACTTCTTATTGGACATGACGCTCGGCATGGCAGACCTACCTCCGTCAACGATGACGACAACTATACCGCCATCGGCGGTCCGGCTCAAGCCGAAGACACGCCCGAGCGCATCGCGCCCGGGCGCGTCGCGGAGACAGGCTGATGCTACTTCGCGGTGGCGCTCAACTCGAACATGCCCCGGTCGGTCTTGTGGAACCGGGCCTCCTTGCCCTTCGCCGCTATCTCGCGGATGACGGCAGCGTAAAGGGTGCTGTGCGGCGTCTTGCCCTTCGTCTGCCAGTAGCCCTTCGCCAGCGCCTCCTTGACGATGTCGGTGCACTTCATCGGCTTGCCCGCCTCGCGGAGGACCCGCACCGCCGCATCGAGGGCGCCAGGCTTGCGCTCGCCCTTGGGCTTCGCGGCCTTGGGCTTCTTGCCCTTGGCCTCCTGGGCCACCTTCGCGTCCGGTTTGGCCGTGGGGCCAACGTCGGCGGCCGGGGCGGCCTCCTTGGCCGCGGCCTTGGACTTGGCCTCGCCCCGCAGGCGCTGGGCGCTCTTGATGCGGACCGCCTTGCCCGTCGCCTCGTTCACCGCGTCCCACCCGCCGTGGCCGCTCGTGCCCATGATGCGCACCGGCACGACCTTACCCGACACCTTGGCCAGGTACTTCGCTCCGACTTTCACCTCGTGCTTCTTCATGACCGTACTCCCTTCGCTCTGTGCTTCACCGGAGTTCAGGGCCGCTTGCCGGATGGCCTCGTGCTTCGCCGCGATCCGCGCGGCGCGACGTGCGGCCCACTCTTGTCTCTCTCGAAGTGTCAACATGCGTGGCTCCTACTTTGCCGGCGGCGTGTACAGTTTGCCGCAGGTGCTGCACTTGACCGCCCCGTCGTCCTGCCAGACCAAGTTGTCCTGGTTGCGCTCGCCGCAGCGCGGGCATTCGTTGCCCTCGGCCACCTCGTCGTCGAGTTGGGCGTTCAGGGCGTCGCGGACGTAGTCCACGTCGATCGACTCGGGGTCGTCAACACCCGCCGCCATGTCCTGAACGATGCCCTCCAAGCCGTCGAGGTCGCGGCCCAGGGCCCGCTCGACCTCGCGGCACTTCGCCCAGACCTCGTGCAGGGCGGCGACCGCCGCCCGCATGGTCGGGAGGATCGCCTCGGCTTGCTTCGTGGTGATCATGGCCAAGCTCCTTTCTGGGGGTCGCTACAGGCACCGCTCGATGTCCTCGATCTCGGCGCCCCGCAGGGCGGCGACGAGTTCCACCAGGCCCCGTCTTACGCGGTAGAGGTCGCCCGCCAGACTCCAGTCCTTCGGCTCGGCCTTGGCTTGCCTGGCGTGCTTGCCGAGCTCTTGGCCGAGCCACTCAAGCAGGCGGTCGATGTCGCGCCGGCGCTCGGCGTATACCTCGGCGGCCGTCTGCCCGTCCTGCATTGGGGCGGCCTCGCCCGTATCGAGGAAGGCGAGCCACCGCTCGCGCGTCATCGGCTCGTGGGCCTCGACGCTGCCGGGCCGCTGGACGCGCCACAGGCGGGCGTCCTCGGGGTCCACGCTCACCTTCGCGCGGCCCCGCGCCAGGCGGTTCGCCTCGCGGACCGTCAGCGGCCGCCAGGCCTCGTGCTGGGCCTTCTGGGCCGCCGTCAGGTCGATGTACCCGTCCGTCCTCTTCGTCTTCTTCGCCATCGCGTGCTCCTTTCTTGGTTCGTATGCCCATGCGTCTATGCAGATCAGGGCATGAGAATCGCCCCCATGCAAGGCGGATTCCGGAATATTCCGGCCGCCCGTCTACCGCTTTCTGCCGCCCAGGGGCGTCACCTCGAAGTCCCAGAACCAGTACTCGCCCTCGCGGTTCCTGGCGACGGTGGGCGGGTCGCCGCTCGTCGGCTTGACGCGGTAGAGCCACCCCCCGTCAAACTCGCCCTTGGTGATGACGCCATCGCACTCCTCGGCGAAGTGGTTGCTCTTGACGTGGACCCGTGTGCCGTTCGCCAGGCGCGGCGGGCGTTGCTTCTTCCTGGCCATCGCATGTCTCCTTGCGGCGGAATTGCCGGGCTGAGGGCCGCCGAGGGGCGGCCCGTCGCCGGGCAGCTCCTACCCCTTCGCGTCGGTGCCCTGGATTGCCGGACCCGCCTGGCCCTCTTTCACGAACGCAGCCCCCTCGTAGACCTCCATGTACTCCTCGATGGCCGCCCGACAGATTTCGGCCGGCGAGACGCGCGTCTCGGTGTCGGTCGTCTCCTTGGCGGCCCGCTTCAGCAGCCGCGTATGCAGCGACCGCGGCATAACGAAACTGAAGGGTACGGTTGGTTCGCCCTTCTTGAGTCGCTTCGCCATGACCTTCCTCCTTCCGGCGGAATTGCCGGGCTGGGGGTCGCCCGCGGGCGGCCCGTCGCCGGGCACCTCCTCAGTCGGCGAAGGTCTGGATCGCCCGCAGGTAGTCGGCGACGTCGCCGGCGGTGCCCTGGTATCCGTCGAGTTCGCGCTGGAGGCGGGCGGCCGCGTACCGCTGGCTCCGCTCGTCTCGGGTATCGACGTTCAGGTCAAAGATGCCCGCCGCCCCGTCGCCGCGGATGCCGATGACCGCCTTGCCCGCCACCTCGCGGCGGGCGATGTTCGCCCAGCCCTTCGTGCTCTCCACCGTCATGTGCGTGATCTTCACCTGGCGTCTCC